TGACTTGCCAATTGGGTCCGTCATGAAGTCAACGATTCGTTGAGCAGCCGTGCGGGCTACAGAAATCTCTTTGCCGTCTACGGTTACAACCTTGTTAGACCCAAACTTTGTAGCATTGGGGTGACTTAGGATTGCACGCTCAAAGTAACTAACCAAGTCATCTTTGTTGTACTTTGCAGCCTCAGTTTGTTTATAGATACGAGTGAAGTACTGAGGGTTGTCTGCCAGTTCATCGGGAAGAACTCCGTACTGTTTGGCATACTTAGCAAGATCCTCGTACACCTCACGAATACCCTGAATGGCAAGACGCTCAGGTGCAGGCAGGTCTTTTAGTTCAGAAGCAGGAGTAATCCGGTGAGTCCGTACGACTTCTTCAGGATCAAGTTTCCTACCTTCCTTTGCCGCCATCTCTACAGCCTCGTTTAGTTTAGACTGCATTCGATACAGGATGGCATCGTGACGGTGACGAACCACTGTTGTGATGTTCATCGGGCCAAGGCCCATGTTTTCAAAGAACAGAAGACCAAAGTCTCTAAGTTCCTGAACTGACGATCCTTGGAAGCGTGCAGAGATTGGGGCCGTAATAATGCTCCACCATTTAGATGGCCCCCACTCCCCTTTGTGCTGACCATTGATAAAGCGTGCAAGCGACTCTCGTACACCCTTACGATCTACAGTTTTACGAGCAGTGGTTAAGCCTTCGGCAAGGTCATCCACTGATACTTCTGGCCCGACACCTCGCTCGCTTGGACCCCCTGACGGGTCTTTTTGGTTGGGCTTGCCACGAAGGGCTTTTTCTTTTTGTCGGCGGATTGCTCTTTTAACACCGGCCCCATCGGCTGCGGCTTCACCAGATGCACGCAACGGATTCAAAATGTCATCATCAATCCGAAGTTCATCAATGCCGCTAAATGGTTCTTCACGACTAAAGTTCTTTTGCTCCCACTCGGCAATCCGCTCTTTTAAGATTTCTTTTTGCTTTTTCTTGGAGAACTGTTTGCCAGTTTTGGGATTGATCAACTCGTCCCGGTTCAAAACCTTACGAAGACCCGCAACTCGTTTGAGTTGATTAAGTGTGGCTTTTTCAAGGTTACGCATGACCTGCTGCTTCACCATTTCTTCGGTGGCTTCTGTTTCATCAATAATGCGTCGTGCGTTGAGGTATTCCTTCAGACGTTTATTTTGAGTTCGCCTAGTTACAGTCCTGCGAACGTCAAACATTGAACGTGGCACAGTAGTAGTACGACCCACGGACTTTTCAATTCTAGCCCGTGCAGCATCTCGGACTGCTTTGCGTGTTGTGGCTGCTGCTTCTTCTTCTGCCTTAGCAATCAACCGCTCTTTGAGGTTCTCTTTGAGTTTCTTGACTTTTGCTCTACGGCCTCGGATTCCCGGCAAACTCGGATCACCAATTTCACGGCGGTACGTTTCACGAAGAGTGCTTTCCGGCATGTTCTCTACGTCACGAGAGATTTTGGCTCGCTGTACAGGTGTAACCTTGGCTCCAGTTTTTCGACCGTATGCTCGGAGTTGCTTAGCATCCATGCCATCAATTTTGCGAAGTTCTTTGGCAAGGGCTGAACGGAACGCAGATGTGTTGTCCACAGTCTTACGAAGGTTGATTCCAGCAGAGCGTGCAGCAGCCCGAATCTCATCATCAGACAACTTTGCCAGTTCATCAACAATCTTGGGCAGTTCAGTTTCACGGAAAACTTTTGCGTCGTTCATACGACGAGCAGCAGACCGACGAGCCTTTGCATTCACTTTAATGCCGTCTTTAATTGCTTCTGATACTTCAGGCGATGCTCTTTTTAAACCTTCGGCAACAGCATCTCGTGCCATTTCTTCTGCTGCACTTTGTACTGTTTTGCCAAGGTCACCCAACATCCATTGAGGCTTTGCGTAACCGATGCCTGCACCAATTGTGCCAGACAGACCGATTGCCATAATTGCATCAATAGGACGAAGTGTCTTATCCGACGAAAACAGAATGGCTTCACGAGGAGTGTCAACAAAAGCCGCTAACTGCAAGCCCCTAACTAATCCTTGCTGACGCAAAGTTAAACTGCTTGCTGCTCTTGCTGCTGTGCTTGTTGTTTTAATCGCTCCTTCTACCGCTTTGACGCGATTGGCTAAAGTCGCTAACGACCCGCCCGGACCAAGAACAAAATTAGCACCGATAGTCAAAGGCACAAGTTCGGCTGCGTGACCAAGCATGATTGCAGCCATGCCGCCAATAGTTTCCAAGCCACCACCACGAAGCATTTGATCGCGTGACTGAATGTTGAACCGAACGTCATTGACTTGATTCAAAAACTCAAGAAAATTGCTGGACCCTGCGGACCTCAGCCGATTTCTAGTGTTTTCTGGAATGTCTGATGCGTACCGATCCATCATGGCATCTGTGACAAAGAAATCGGGGTCTTCAGTAAACCGATCATCAAAGAATCCGTAAGTCGAGATATCCCGAATCACGTTGGCTGTTGCTGTCTCAGTAAGGAGTGCCCGACCAAACTTGTCAAGGAATGACATATTGCGGTTCAGCGCAGAGTTAGGGGCACGGTTATTTGCAGTGATCAATGCTTGACGAGTCAGCAAAGAAGGATTAATACCGAGAGACTTTCGCTTCTCAGCATCAACCTTAAGCCTGTCTGAGGGTATTAGGCTAGGACTGTCTTCTTGTCGGGTCAGTTCAAACTGAAGTCGGCTCATGGGAGATCGCCACCAAAGAAGTTACGGGGGTCAGCCAAGAAACTGAACGGATTGCCAAGCACTCGACGTTCTTCATCTGTAAGTCGAGAGTAAGCCTCGTACGCTCCTTCTGTCTGGAATACAGGATCATCCGGTTTAAGGAAAGGCCCGTCGTTAATTAGTCTCTTAATACTGTTAGGCGAAGTGCCCAGCCGTGCCTCAGTTTCTCTCAGTCTTGCAAGACCTTGTGGTGATGCAATCAAAAGTCTTCGCACCAAGACTGCCCGCCTGCCTGCGTTTTGAACAGAGTCACCCATTTTACCCGCGTCTACAAAACGATCAGGCACGCGACCAAACCTTTTCATAATGACCTGTTCAACTTCTTTTTCTGTATCGCCTGTGGCAAGCATGTTGACAACAACCATACTCTCAACAGTAGAACCCTCTGAACCAAAGATCCTACCAAGAGCAGAAGGCCCAGTAAACGCTCGGCTAAATGCTGTACCTAGAGTTCCTTCGACCACCGCACGTTCTCGTAATGTTTCAGGAATCGGAATCGACGGATCTTCCATCCATGCAAAGTCTTCACCTAATGCATCTTTAGCAGCCTCTGGCAAGTTTTTATACGCTTCGATGACATCAGGTCTAATTAACATTGGTCGAAGATCCGATCCGCCTCCTCTTGACGTTCCCGCATATTCTTTCCGCATGATTTGGCGAGCCAGTTCAGGAAGTCCACCCTTTCGCTCTGTAACAGATTCTGCTTGGGGAAGCCTAGATTCTGAAAGGCGGCGAAGTGCTGTTAAGGCATCTCTAGGAGGAAGCGTTACTTCACCTTCTGGAATTTCGCCAAACTCTTCAGGAGCAACTTGACGCAACACCGTTGTTTCAGGAGTACTAAGAGAAAGTGTTTCTGACAAAAGGCCACGACCTTCAGGTGTAAGAGACAGTAGAGTAAAGATGCCTTCTTCTGTGTTTGCATTGTCCTGATCACGCTGAATCTGTTCTGCTTCTGCTTTGCTTGCAGCCTCGGCTTTTGCTTTATCCAACATCTCATTTCTTTGTCTGGTGTAAATTTGTCTTGCCTTTTGTTTTGCCCGTATTCTATTGATTCCTTCAAGTTCATCCATAGCCGCAAGCACTTCTTCAACTTCTTCTCGCTTCTTGACTTCAACTGGATCAGGCGGGCCTTCTGGACCCCATTCTTTGTACAAAGCGTAATCTGCTTGGTATGCCCGCAGTTCAGCAATGCTTACACCGTCTGTCCCACCCAGCCGCATTCCATCTGCCATTTCAATCGTAAATGAAGTCATGGTTGCATCGGTAGGAACAAACGCTTTGATTTCGTACGATCCGGGGTTTTCAGAAAAGTCCGCTATGTCTTCTTCAGTAAGGAAGCCAAACACGTGACCGGACTCAATTCCTTCGACAATAATTCCTGCTGGCTTCTCCCCACCCAGCAACCCACTTACAAGTTCAACTTGGCTGTCTGTGTAGTTACCGCGAGTGGGTCGTTGAGTGTCCTCAATTCCAAGCGGAGTATCGGAGTAGAACATACGAGTTCCGCCCACCATGAACGACTGCGTGTCCAAAAAATCTTGAGCGGCTGTAATTGCTTCATCAACAGTAATCAGGGGGCCAGCACTTCGATCTTCAGGCTTTGTTATAAACATGAAAGACTCGGCAAGTCGGCGAAGAATCAAATCCTCTCCCGTTTCTTTTTGAAGTGTAGTTGTTCGCCTCTCAAGTTCTTGCGCAAACTTGTTACCTGAAGTTGTTCCGGGCAACTCATTCTCTAGCGTTCGCATTCTGTCAGCAACGAGTGCCGCAGCCTGTTGAGGTGGTAAAGCGTTTTCGCCTCGACGCACCAGCAAGTGCATGGCCCGGAACATGACTTCACCCTTTTGCCCCACTCCGGCATGTTCCATCAACTGTCCGGTGTGCATCTTTTGGTTGTACGCTGACCAAGCGTCGTAAGCCCTAACCGCTGGCTCCAACACCCTTGCTTCAGCCTCCGGGTCATCAAGTGTAACGTAGGTTTCAAGTGCATTCACACCGGCTTGGATTTTGTCAACTGATTGAGGAATCTTGCCAAATTGTTCAAACGCAAGTACTTCTGCTTGTGCCCCGCCCCCGTTTCGATCAATAAATTCACCGATAACAGTCTGACGAGCAGACGCAAGCATGTCAGGAATATTTACGTCGGCTGTCTTTGTAATATCGGTTCGGGATCGCAGAACAACACTGTTTCCGTCTTCTGACATTTCAATAGTGACTTCATTTACCGAGTCACCCAAAATGGTTCGGATTGCTCCCATAGGACTGCCGTCAAGAAGTGAAGACATGGATGCTTTACCGTTGCCTTCAACTGACAAAGCATCTTGGAATCTAGTTTGAAGATCGGCTTCAAGTTGACCGCTTAACTCGGTGACGCGACCCTGTGCTGTGCGACCAACACCCGCAGTTCGAGCGTCATTGATTTTGCGAATGTTATCGTTGTAGTACTCTCGAACCTCTTGATTAGTATTAACTAGGTCGCCAAGTTCTGGACTAGTGAGAGCAAACAATGCGATATCTGTAATTGAGTCTTCAGTTGCTGCAAGATCAATTAGGGCTTTACCAAAAACTGTGGGGTATGCATCTTCAGAATAAGTCTGCCCAAATCCATCAGTCAATGAGACTTTAAGTTGGGCAAGAACATCATCCCGATATTTTTGCACACCAGCATCGGTAGTCAGATCGTAGTTGTCTGCATTGTTGACAAAGTTCCCCATTGTCATGCGAAGTTCGCCACGAACGCCTTCTAGCCGTTTATCTTCTGCGGCTCCTTGCAACCAACGTGCGTGGTCTGCTTGGATCCG